CACATAGTTAGAGCCTAATTGTTCATTGCGGATACGCACTTTTGTGCCATCAACACTGCCACTGTCTGAAGATGCGACGTGGACAATTAAATGTCCGACAAAGTTAAGGTTAAGCTGCTCTTTTGGCACATGTCCGTCAGCGTCAAGGGTTGCTATTCCATTTGCAGTGCCTTTGGAATCATTTATTGCGTTGATTTGCCCCTGCAAATAGGCTGCAGCATCTTCGGGTGGGATATCTTTCATTGTTTGCAGCCACGCGGCAAAGTCCGCCTCGTTTACACTCTTAAAAGTCGTTAAGTCCGCTTGTATTTGATTATAAAGCGTAGTCGTACTAATTGTAGTTACTGTCTGCGTTACAATGCCACATACCGTATTGTCTAACCGTGTGTCGGCAATCATGCCTTGCGTAATTGTTGTGGTCCCTGCGGCTATGTAGACTTCCGCGACTTTTAAGTCGTACTGCTCGGCTGTCCGTACTACTGCTGGGGCAGACGGAGAACTTCCCGGTGTGCCTTTAACCACAACAGCGGTAATTGACCGGTTTGTCAAATCCCACCTGATAACAACATTGTCTTTACGGTGTAATACGCCGTCTGCGGTGTCAATCGTTAAGGCAAGGTCAGATGAATTATAATAAAAATATCCGTTAATCCATGCTTTGCCGGTTGGTAGCTTGATTGTCATTGCGCTATTTGTTGTTGCCTGTAAGCCCGTTGACGGATTCGGGAACACTCCATTGCCGATAAACGACGCAAAATATTGAGCGAACCTGTCGGCTGCATAAACTCTGTCCCCACTAACTGAATTAAAGAAACTACTGGATTCTGCCATTTTATCACCTCATGTTCTTAATCTTGTCTATAATCGTCGGTACATTGTTCCCAAAAGTCGGCGTAATTGTTGTGCCCGATTCCTCATACACTTCGGTTATTTCCGTGATTCGAGCGTTAACTACAACACCCCATTGCTTATTTAAGCAAGGGCAAATGTCGCCTAAATCCCAGTCGGTTTTATAGACAAGATTGGAATTTATATCAATCGTGCTGTCAAAGGTTTCAACTTCTTGATGTTCGGCTAAATCTGCCGTTCCGGTATCCGTTAAGGCACTTTCATATTGTGCTTGCGTAATAGTAATTACATTACCGTCTGCGTCTTTGGTCGATTCCGACTGCGTGCCGCCGTCAATATATTCCTCATAGCGGTCAAGTCCTGTGGCGCTCCCTGCGGTCACGGAGACAGGAGTATTAACTTCCGTTTCCCCCGAACCTGTCTTGAAAATTCCATTCAGTAGCGCAACATTTTTCAGATTATCGTCGCTATCTGTGTATTCCTGTGTCAGTACATTTTCAAATTCGCGCGAAAAAATAGCAGGCACATTTTGTGTCTGCTCTGTGGACCGGTCAAGCCCTACATAAATATCAAATTTTAAAGTGCTGTTTTCCGGGTCAAACGTGATTCTGTGTCCTAATTCTGCGGCAGTACTTAATATTTCCAGTTCATCGGCTAAATTGTCCCTCGAGCCGTCCGGCGTTTGATATATTGCTGTTGGCGTAAAACCTTGTGACGTTCCTAACGATAAAAGCGGAATCGTTCGCGCCGTAATCGTTGGATTAATCGCGCTTTTGTTTACCAAAGTCCGCATAACATTTTCGGCTGTATCTGAAATATACATCGTGTCCCATATTATCCGCTGCCCTAAATAGCCAGTTAAAAACTTGCCTTTAACCTCTAATTGTTCCTGCCCTGTATCACTCAAAGAAAAGTGCCGGTAATAAATGTATCCAGCTTCATTTTCACCTTTCTTCCATACAAGATTGCACTTTTGAAGAATTGTTACATTATCATCTGTTACAGGGACTATTAAATCAAACTCCCCAGCCTTGTAATATCTGCGTATCCATTGTAAAGAAATAAACGCGTCTATAATTCCTATTGGTGTACCTATCGTTGGGCCAAAAATATAAAGTTCCATTTCAAACCCCCAAGTACTGCGGCGAATAATATATTTTACACTCCAGATTGTCAATCCCGCTGTCCGCATTGTATCGAATTAAGTTCTCCCCTACAGCAAGCTGTAAGAACGTGCTATTTAGGTCAAGATTTAATATCCTTGTCGTTACTCCGTCCAAAAGGTCATAAACCTTTTTGTTCCCGAAATGCGTTGTGATTGTTATTTGCTCCCCCGATACCATTGCTTTTTTTACCTTTATATATTCCTGCGTGTCAACATTTAGAAGAGATGGGTTTGTAAGCGCGCCAATTGCGGTAAAAACAATTCTTATTCCACATGGCACATCACCTGGATTATTTACATTTATAATTAATGATGGAGAGCGATAGCCCATTTCTATCCCTGCCGCCGGTATTTCAAGTGGAAAATGGAAAAGCCCTATCCATTCTGCAATTTCCGATATGCTTTCGCTTGTATCCTGCCAAAATGGGTTAGGGCAGAGAAGGACAATGTCAAAAGCCTGCGTATTGATTATAATATCCCCAAATGTTAACGTTTCTACTTTGCAAGTACACGTTTTTGTTAAATTCCCGCATTCATATTGTAACGTTCCGTCTGCCTTTGCGGTAAAAGCCCGTGACAAATATCTGCGGCGCTCTTCTAATTCTGTAGCCGTGTCTGCCCGCATTAGCCCTGTTATTGTCCGCTCTGCCATGTCAAGGCTTGAGCCGGTCGCTGTAGCCCCGTCCTGCAATACATTTTTCGATGTATACACATTATTTTTTGCTGCTTCAAATCCTGTTAATTTAGTTAAAACGAATGGGGCAACATTGGAAATAACTGTGCTTAATCCGTCTGCGTTGGTATATGTAATTATTCGCATGGTGCCCCTCCTTAAAATTGTAATGCTAATGTTCTTAAGCCGTTCTTTGTTTCCCTCGCTGTTTCACCTGCGGACGGCACTTTACCAGTAAAATACTGTTTTACTGTGACATTCCCGCTCTTTACCGCAGATGCTACTGTAGATGCTGTTGAACTGGTACCGGTTGACTGTGAAACCGTTGTTTTTACGCCTACACTTATATCACCGGATAAACTTTTAATAGCATCTTGCACTTTATATTTATTGTTTGAAATTCCGCTTGCCATCTGTCCCATCATGTCGGGCATCCATAGATTAAAATCAACGAGCGGCCCCTCGTCCGGTACAGAGAAATGGAGAAATTTCCGTATATTCTGCGCGACGCCTTTTACTGCGTCCCCAACAGCATAAGCGGCATCCTTAATCCCGTCTGCAATCCCTTGACAAATATCTTTGCCCCATTGGACGGCTTCACTTGGTAAAGATTTAATCCAATCAATTGCAGCACCAAGTCCAGTTTTTATCGCACCCACAACATTATTAATTGTGCTATTTACTCCTGCTTGCATTGATGTAAACATATTTGCGCCAATTGTTAAAAGCGTCCCTGGAAGCGCTTGAAACCATGCTATTATGGAATTCCAAATATTAATTATCCCAGTTTTAATATTCGCGCAAGTGGTTGTTATTGTAGTCAAAAATCCATTCCAAGCGTTTTTTAATCCATTGCCTATATTCGTCCACGTTGTAGTAAAAAATTGTGTAATTGCATTCCAAGCAGTAGTAGTCACTGTTTTAATTCCGTCCCATGCGCTTATAAATCCATTAGCAAGCACGGTCCAAAATGCTTTTGCTCCACCATAAATTATGTCCCAAACGCCGGTAAAAATTTGAGTTAATCCATTCCAAATTGTAGATGCTGCATTTTTAATATTGCCCCAAATGCTGGATAGGTCTGTTCCCATTTTGCTAAAATTACCAGTTACAAGGTCGCACAATAGCAAAACAGGCGCAAGAATAACATTTTTGATTAATTCCCATGCGCCGGATGCAACTGTCTTTATCCCATTCCAAATTGTAAGTAGCCCTGTTTTAATTGGCTCCCAAACAGCTAAAACACTGGTCTTAAAATTTTCAATAAATGGGGCAAAAAATGTTTTAACATTATTTAGCCATGTTGTAACGGCTGTTTTGATAATTAATAGTACGCTATCTGCCCATTTTTTAAACTTTGGATTGTTATTGTAGAGTAAAGATATAGCCCCTGCTATAGGATTTGCTAAAAATAAAGCGAGAGATTTCCAATTATTTTTTATGAAATTAATGGTTGTATTAAAAGCTCCTTGAATTTTACTCCCAACACCAGAAAAGAAACCTCCAACATTTGAGAATGCCCCTTGCATACCATCTTTTGCGCTGTTAAAAGTATTCTTAAACCAATCGCCGGCACCGGAAAAAGTGCTTTTTATATTATTCCAAATTCCACTAAAAAAGCTGCTAATTGGTCCCCAATTTTTAATAATTAAAACAGCTGCAACGGCGACAGCAACAATTCCTGCTGTAACTAATGCAGCGGGTCCTACTGCTACAACGAGTGATGATGCAACTGTTGAGCCTGCTGTTGCCATTGATGCTGCAAATTTAGAACCAACTGAAATTGCCGCTCCTATTCCGCTTGTAAGCCCACTAAGGATTTTAATCGCTGGACCTATTGCTGCAACTAAAAGACCTATTTTTATAATCATTTGGGTTTGAGCGGGAGTAAGGGAAGAAAAAGATTGGCTTACTTTTGAAATTGCTTCTGAGATTTTAGTTAATACAGGGGATAAAACCCCGCCAAGTTGTATCCCAGCATTCTTCATTTGGTTTAATGCTTTATTCCACTTTGCTGCGCCGCTACTCTCCATTTTTGAAAATGCTGAATCAGTTTTCCCTGCGGTATCTCCCATTTGGCTAAGAATATTTTTAAAATCTGTAGAGCCTTTCCCGGTCAAAATCATTACAGCGTTTAAAGCTCTAACGTTGCCAAATAGCGCCGCCATCTTAGTTGAATCGCCGCCAGTCTTTTCCTCAACTTCTTGCAAAAATGCAGGAAGTCCGACATTTTTTAAATGTATCGCTGAAAAATCAATCCCGAGTTGTTGCGCCATTTTGGAAGCATTACTCGTTGGCTTTAAAATACTTGAAAGAGCGCCTTTCATTCCGGTAACTGCTTCACTGGTATTTACACCACTTTTTGTAAGTTCAGCAAGTGAAGCAAATAAATCTTGCGTTGAAACATTCATTGATGCCGCGATAGGGATTACATTACCAATTTCGCCGCCTAATTCTGCGACGGTTGTTTTCCCTAAATTTTGGGTTTGAATCAATTGGTCGGATATTGTTTTTGCGTCTGACGCTTTTAGACCGTAAGCATTAATAACTGTTGTTAATGCGTCAATTGAAGTTGTTGAATCGGTAAAGCCAGCTTTTGCTAATTTTATGGCTGTGCCTAAAAATGACACTGAATCAGCGGTTTTTACGCCTGCTGAAATTGTTTGATAGAGTGCTTCATTTAAACTACTTGCGCTTTCTCCTGTTTCGTTTGAAAGCTTTATTACTCCTTTTTTTAACGTATCCATTGATGTTGTTGTTGTATCCGCAATAGTAGAAACTTTAGAAGCACTCTTTTCAAAGTCCATACCCATTTTTACGGCGGCTGTGCCGACTGCTATAATCGGCAACGTGAGTTTTTGCGTTAGCTGCGTTCCAACCGCCGAAAGCTTTTTACCGGCATCTGTAAACGCCGACCCTACTGTTTTTAATTTTCCCTGTAGGTTGCTCCATTGCAGCGAATGATTAGCAATACTGGCATTAGTTGTGTTTAATTCAGACTGCATTTCTTTCATTTTTGCAGTCTCATTATTTAGATTAACCGTATATCCTTCAACGGCTTTGTTATTACTTACAACCGCTTTTTCGCTTGAAGTATAGGCTTTTTGAGCTGCGTCAAGTTCAGTTTTTAACTTCTTAGTCGCGTCTGCGTTTTTCCCAACTGATTGTACGCTTTCGTCGTATGCCTTTTTTGCCTGGTCTAAAGCGGTTTTATTGGCAAGCATTTTTTCAGAATTTTCCTGCAACGCGGTTTTAGATTTGCCAAGCTGTGTAGCATACTTAGAAACAACTTGCTCTTGCAATGTCAGCTTTTCGGAAAGAGCCTGAGCATTTGCTTTTACTCCATCAACCGTATTGCCCCAGTTTTTAACTCCAGCCATTGACGACTTAAAATTACTGTCAACACCGGATATAGTCCGCTGTAAAGATTTTACCCCAGTTTGGAATGACCCATCATCAAGCGCTATCTGAACCGCTAACGCCTTTATTGTTTCGTCTGCCATCTTCCCACCACTTTTCTAAAAAAGAGCATAAGAAAAGCGACTGCCTTTTTAGCAGCCGCTCTTTATTTAAATTTAGTGCTTCTTATTTACTCGGCGTAAGTTTTATCTTAGCACTTTCAACGTCCAATTTGTATCCTGATTTAAAAGGCACATTTTTATATTCTTTAACTCCAACGGAAGAATCTTTGCTCATAATCGCGTTAAGCTGATTATCTTCGCAGATTACATTTCCACTGCCCGATGTAAGCGTTATATTATAATATCCCGGCTGAAAGTCCGTCCCCGCTGTATATTTTCCCGCCGCAAGGCTTATTTCTTGTGCGGACGAATTGTCGCGCCCTTTTATCGCAGTATCAGCTGATTTTGAGCCTACTTTTATTGTGCATTGCTGTACAAAAAGAGTATCGCCAGCTGAAAGCTCTGCATTCTTATAGGATTTTTGATACATATCATCGGATTGCTCTCCCATAATAAGATTTACGCTTCCGGAAGTTGTAGTAACATTTCCGTTCCCTGCTTTGATTTCAAAATCATATGTCCCAGCAGGAATGTCAATACCGACCTCATAATAGCCGGGTTTTAGCGTTACCTTATATGATTTTTTAGTATCGGATTTTGAACTTGTCTTTGTGTTTTCTGTCTTTCCACCTACGCTATCTGTCTTAGCTGATTGATTGTTTGGCACAGATGTTTGCGTATTGCTCTTATCCCCCGAATTGCCGCCTATTATGCCTATTATAATTACGATTGCAATTGCGCCAACAACCCAAGGCCATTTTTTCTTCTTTTTAGTTGCTTCGGTTTCTTTACCCATTTTTTTACCCCCATTTTAATAATTCGATTCCCATATTAGACCATTTTATTATGTTTGTCAATTATATTTGGTCAATATATCCCGGATGATCCCATTCGTCGCCCTCGCTGTCCTCGTTATAGGCTAAAAGGTCGATATAGTACAAGATGTCGGATTCATCAGTCTGATATATTGAAATTCCCTGCTTTAAAAGGCTTAAATAAATTTCTTTAATGCAATCACTTAAAATCTTTTCCGGCGAATCTGTTGTTACTGGTTCACCGGTTGCCCGTTTGGGAGCGAATCCATTTTGCTTGTAAACCGCTCAATCACCGTATTAATACAGCGCATAACTTCCGGGAGCACGTTTTCAATTGGCAGCCCGTCATATACATCGTCTATAGTAAATTTGTTTCCAAATACCTCACACACAAACGAAACCATGTTATCAAGCATTTCAGTATCAAAGTCGCCGTCCTGCAAATCTTTTAATTTCTGGAACTCCATTGCTTTTCTCAACATTCTGCCTTTAATCTCCGTAGCCACAAATGTTTTTTCTTTGCCATTAATTTTTAGTTTAATGCTTAATGTACTCATTTTTATTCTCCTTAAGCCACAAGTCGTGAATTGTGGTAATTTTCTTCAATGAATTTTTTGATTTCTTGATAGCCTTTTCCGATATTAATAAGACCGCTAATCAGCATTTCAAGGCTTTCAACCTCTTGTAACTGGTCGGCGGTCATATACTCCCTTATGCTTTCTTTTGGCTTAACACCAAAATCGGTTTTTAATTCTTCAAGGCTTTTACCGAAAATTGTTTTATAAATCAGCTTTGTATAATTCGGGTAAGCAAAACGCTTGTGCGGGCTGTCAGCAATTTTCATCTTAATAGTGTCAGTAAGCACATGGCGTATAACAACGCCTTTTGCGCGCTCCTGTTGCCATTTTATTTGTTCTTCAGCAACACGTTTTAATGCTTCTTCACACCCAATAAAATAGTTTCTTGCCGCTTCACCGCGTTCAGTCTTTGACATCATGGAAAGTTTTTTCGCAAATGAAGCAGTTAACTTATACTCTGTAGTTGGATTTGGGTTTCGTTCCTCTTCCATGAGGAACGAGATATAATCTATATTTTTCTCCGCAAAAGGATTTTCTTCAATATTCGATTTGCACCAGCGGGTATAATTTCCTTTGTCCAATTGCAAAAAATTATATAAATTCTTCCCACTCACAAACCCATCTTTATCCATCTTCAAGGCAATTTCAATTGGGGTTTTCTCTGTATTTTCAATAATATTATTTAACATAAATCCATTCTCCTTTATGTTTTAAATATTTGCGGCATTGCTGTCACCCTGTTGTTAAGATGCTACTGTGAAATAGCTGAGAGCATGGGCCAATTCCTGCCCGTAAACATCTGTCACACCAAAGATAGCCACGGCGTGTTTATCCCCGGCTGTCATATCGCTTGTCGGGTTAATTGTCAAAATCTTTTCCGTGCTGTCCCATGTCTTTGTAGACGGGACAATTGCGTCTGTTACATCATCGACTAACTCAATGGAATGCGACGCAATCTTATTGTTGAATGTCAGCACAACATTAGCCGAAGCAAGTACACCTGTAGCTGCGGATTCCGGTACAATGCTCGAAAGCGCGATTGCATCCGGTGCCACTCCATCAACCGTTGTAAACCACGATGTAAGGTTATCGGCGTTGTATGTAGTGCTGTCGCTTTCCATCTGCTTTGAAGAATATCCGTCAAGTTTGCGCGGATAAAATGACCCTTTGATGGTTTTGAACTTCGGAGTAACTTTTTCGCCGTCGCTGTCAGCTTCCTTGTCCGGTTCCTCAAAGCGTCCGCAAAGATACTTATCGTATTCGATTGCTCCGTTTGACTTTTTGGAGCGGAATGCAAACGCGACTTCCGGTGCAAGGTCATCTTTGCTGCGTACCATTATACCGTTTGTTATTGTATGGCCGAGTATCCTCGCTAAGTCATCAAGCGGAATGTTTTTCTGCTGAATTTCCGCGCTGTCAGTGCCTTGCCCGTAAATGACTTCGTCAATCTGGTCCTCTGCGGAAATCATTTGGCTATCACTTTTGTGGGTAATTTTCGCGGACATGACACCGGGAAGGGAATAGACTGTGCCGTAAGTCGCGGCGTCATTAGTATTTTCCGACATAATCCAGTAAACGACCTGCTGAACGCCAGTTACTGGTGATGTTCCTGCATTTTTAAAAGACATATTAAGCCTCCTCTAATAAATAACACCGAATAGCATAATGGCTAATTCGGGTGTCCTCTTCGTATAAATCCTGATAAGTAAAATCTCCGAATCCAAGTGTTTTTAACGCGGTTTCAATTTTTGCTTCATCTTCTTCCATAGTAGCTGTCGTTGTGTCATCGGATGTACTCCACAAGTCTATTTGCCAGTATCTCCCATTTGCTGCTGTCGCGTCATCCGACGCAATTTCTGGTTGCCGGTTATACTCAAAATAGGTAATGTACCGACCTTTTTTAACGGAATAATATTGTGAGCGTTTTGCCGGAGCGGTAAGCGCTACTGTCATTAATGCCGTGTGCATATCGTCTTTTAAGCTCATTTTGACATTAGCGCCTCCTCTAACCGGTCATAGATTATTTGTGTTGATTCCTGCTGGTTCCGCTCAAAGGCTGGCGCTAAAAATGGGTGAGGCTTAGCGTAGTTCCCGCTGTGACCAAATTCTACTAAGGACGCTTCACGCTTTGCACAATAAACTTTAATTACGCGATAACCAGCGCGCTTTTTCGTAACTTTGCTAATCTTTATATTGTTTCTCAGCCTTTTTGATGGTTCTTTGTTCCTGTCTGAAAACGCCGTAGTTGCCATTGCGTCTTTTTGAATTGGTTTGGCTGCTTCCGTCAAGATTTCCTTTATAGTTTGGTTTGAACTTTCCTTTCCAGCCATAAGTTCGAGCCGGTCTGTAAGGTCTCCAAATCCGCTTGTAGAAATAGTCACTCCCATTTAATCAGTCCTTTGCGCGTGGATTTCAAGCCATTGGCGGGAATTGTTAGGGTCAATCGGTTCAGCGGTAATTTTATATGGATGCGCTGTGTCCCCATTTTCAATAATACGCATTTCCGTGTTAATCCCGCGTTTATACCGAATAGTAAATACAACATCATTTTTAGATTGTGCGGCTGCTGCTTGATAAAATAGCCGCCCGGAAGCGCCCTTTTTCTTCGCCCAAACCGTAGCAAATGTGCGCCAAACATCGGAAGATGAGCCATTGGAAGTGTTACGCTGTATAGTAATTCTACGGTTTAATTCTCCCGCCTGCATTTAAATCATCCCCCTAAAACCACTTTGCGCGATACATATTAAGTAATGCCTTTACGGTAAATTCCATTTCTTTTGAAATACTACCAGTTAATACCGCTGAGCGGTTATCGTACCAATACCCAATTAATAAACACATAGCCTGCTTTATAGCTTTTGGCAGTGGGTTCAAGCTGTTATATCCGGCGGTATATCGTACTTTAACGGCGTTCAGTGGATATTCCGTGAAACTCGGCCATGTATAGCCGTAAGGTAATATGATTCCTCCAACATTGCTTTCATCGTCAACAAGATAATCTGTGCCCTCCGTCATAGTGGTTTCAACCCCGGCTGAATTTTTATATTTTACACTTGTCACGGATTGCAGCGGAGAGAATGGCAACTCAAAGCGGTCACATGCTGGGAATGTAGGTAAATACGCTTCAACAGTCTGTGTTGCGAGCGCCCGCCTTGTAAAATTTTCGCAATATTCGCGGGCTGTCGTAATTAAAGCCGATAGCAAAGTATCTTCCGTCGAATCGCCCGAATTTACAACAACGTTTGCGGAAAATGAACATGTTCCCGTTACCGCTGCATAAATCCGGATATACTGTTTTGTACCGCCATAAGCAAGTTCTTCCGTTGAGTTACCAGTTGATACCGTGAATGAATCATAGTCATTCCATGTAGCCCCATCGTCTGATTCTTGAATCTTTGCCGTTATAGTCCCTGAACATGTACCGGCTGAAAGAGTTGCGATTGCCGTATAGCCTAATACCTCAACGGATGCCCCTGTTTGTGTGCTTGTATATGCTCCCGGTAAAATAGACTGTGTTGTCGCAATATAGTCCTTGTACGCATCGTCATTTGACCGGGTAAACAATTTAGCTTCGGCAAGCGATACGGGTTCTATCGCAACCGGAGTTATGATTTTATATTCCATACGCTTGCCACCTTTTTATGTCCAAGAGATTGTATGCCGTGTCGTACCTGCCGTAAAATATAGGTTTGTACCGTCAAATTCAAATGTGCCACCAAGCTGACCGGCTGCTACAGCCCCTGCCGGGAATAGCGTTGCGCTGCGTAAACGAATTGGGGCCATCGTAAGCGGTATAGGCCCAAGCCCACCATTGAGCGTTGAGTTGCCTCCGACGCCCGTGCTGCCATAAACCAATGCCATAAACACGAACGCGCCCACGCCGTCTACTGCATTGGTAGCGGAGGCAGTCGTTACAACGGCACTGGTCAACAATGACGGTGTTGTGTTTGCTGAATTATGAACGATTACGGGGACTGTCCCAGTTGTTAAAGCTGTTAACGTGATATTAAATCGCGCAGTATCCGTTGTAACAACTTGCCCTGTAATCGCGTCCTGTGTGTGAGTCCACACAATGGCGCCCCCAAGATGAATGCAGACATTATCCGCACTATCTCTGATTTGTACTGTTGCCATCTGCATAATAACACTGCCTGCCGCCGTATCCGAACTTGTAAACGCTGTCCCTCCCGTTGCGGATATGCTCTGTGTCAGATTGCCGTCAACAACTTGCATTTTGCTTGACGCATTCGTGTTCGTCCAATAGACGCAATGCCCCGCACCCGTCGTGTGTTCAAAATTGCAAAGATTAGTCTGCAAATTCTGAACGCCAGTTCCAGCAAAATTCAGCGTGTTTCCAACGCCAGACGTCTTGAATATAATGTGTTCACAATAGACCGTTCCTGCCGTGCTAAATGTCACCGTGCCAACAATGTAAACAGAAAACTTAGACTGCCCTATAAGATTTACGCTTGGCTTTAATGTCAAGTCTTCTGTGTACGTTCCCGGCCAGATAAAGATGGTGTCACCTGAATTTGCTGCGGTAATTGCGGCTTGAATTGTCTTATATGGATATAAAACGCTGCCGCTTGCGGTATAATCGTCCGTTCTGTCCTTGTCAACATATATTCCATTGGTGATCGCGTCTGTTCCGTTAATTTTCAGATTTTTAACATCAAATTCTTTTGCGTCTGTAAACCTTGCTATTTCTTCGTTCACATGGTTAATAAAAACTAAGTCGCCATTGTCCTGCATTGCGCTGATATTGTTTATCAATTATTTTTCGCCTCCCAAAAGGGAGGGGACGGGAAAATCCGTCCCCAATTTGTTAAGCAATCGTTGTTGGCGATTCAGTACCCGCATACCGTGAACCGGAAAGTACCGCCACGGCTGAAACTAAAGTAGCACCACCCGGCGCAGACCATTTCAATTCAAGGCACGGATAACCGTCCGTAAGTTCTCGCGCATCAATCTCAATCACATATGTGATGTTATCGTTGCCGGAAACGTCAATACCTGTCGCAGCTTCGGCAAGTGTACGTACACCGAGCGTGTCACCGGCTGCCGTAGTCTCTGCATAGTAGTGAAAGTCAATTGCTGTATCGGTTGTGGGTGTAAAGTCGTCGCATTCCTCTACCGTTATGTTACCTGCGTCGGCATCTGTAGCCCCAGCAGTCACAATGATTGTCGCGTGTGCGTAATTCTTCATGGAAAAAATATCGCTTGTCGCCGCTGCTGTAATTGACTGCGGCGGCAAAACATTTACAACATGTCCCTGTTCAGCTATATTCATTGTTAGCCCTCCTTATCTGTCTGCCAAAACGACGAACGGTGAAAGTGTGTTGCTGCCCTTGTACGGTGTAAGCGCGCTGTTCCACATCGGCTGTCCATCAGTCCTATAGATGAAGCGGAAAACGTTCTCGTCGTACAAGAAGCGAACGTGAATCGACTGCGCCGACTGCAATCCGCCCTTGTCAATCATCGCATATTGTGACATATCCGCAAGTATGATGTCGCCTTTGTCGCCAAGCGCCGAGCACTGCTCAATAGGCACTACAGGGCGGCCAAACAATGTGCTATAGGGCTGCGCGGATGCACCACCAGCAGGCATATAGACCGGCTGCCCGCCTGTACCAACAGACAGCGCCATGCTGTACAACTGCGGTTCAATATCCTGGTTGATGAACCATGTCGCGTTCTGACGTGAACGGCCCCACATACGGCTCCACATCTTTACGATGTTAGCCCATGCAACGGTATCGGCTGCCTGTTCGCTCTCTTTTGCAACGGTGACAAGGCACGGCGCGTTCAAAATGCCAAGAGGCTGCCCTGAACCTGTGCCGTTAATGCAGGCATCGTCAACTTTAAACGAGAATTCATCGGTAAATGCCTTTGTGATAATGGATTGTAACGCCATAGCGTCGGAAAGCAATTCGTCAGTAGCATAGCAAATGCCCATAAGTTTTTTAAGGGAAAGCTCAATTTGGCGAAATTTTGGCTTTGTACCGGTTACGGTGTCAACTTCGCTTTCCCAGTACATTTGAACGCCACCGTAACGGCTACCGTTTGCGCGGGATTTTTCATCAATCCCATTGATTTTTACACCGTTTTTCCCCTCGCTGATTGGGATTCTAAATGCTTTTGCCGCAACGCTGGAAGCATCGTAGGTTTTTGTCAGCAGGGTATTAGAAAAATCCATGTCAACAAGGAACCCGCCGTCTGACGGAACTGCCTCGGACGCACCGGAAGCCTTAATTGTAAGGCGCGGGTCAACAGAGCCGCCCGGAGCTGATGCGGATTTTACGGCAAGCAAAAACTCGCCCGGGCTTTTCCACATTTTTGCGTGGCTGTTAGGCTCCGCAGGGATAACAGGCGTTACCGGCTTTACATCTTTGACAATTTCGCCGTTTTCGTCAAATTTCTTTCCTGCGTCGATTGTTTCTTGCATGGAAATCTTTGCTTCTACCGTGGTAATTTCTTTCTGCGCATTCGTAAGTTCGTCGGCGGTTACTCCCTCTTTGGTTAAAAGAGCTTGCGCCGCTGTTTTCTTTGTTGCCAAATCGGCAACCAAAGCGTTCATCGCTTTTGATTTAAACATTTTTGTACCTCCATAATTTAATTTAGATATTAAAAAAGCTCTACAGCGCAAGCTGTAAAGCAAGTTTAGCTTTTTGGGTCGCTATTTCTGCTGCATCTTTTTCCCACGGCGGAGTTTTATCGAATTCTTTGTAATGTTTAGCGAGATGATTTTGTACCTTTACAACGTCCGCTTCCGGTATATCAGTTTGTGATAACCTTGCGGCTGCATTTGCTACACCGTTCCATACCACATCACCGTTTGTATTGTGATGCCCAAGTTTCAAGTCTCCAAATGTATCGGGCGGCATTTCAGCGGACCATGCAAAATGTTTCGCAATGTTGTTTTTCTCTGCGTCGGAAAGGCTATCCCATGTTTGGTCTGTGAAGTCCTGCAAAGTAAGGGCAGACCATGTTGTGTCTTCCGGCGCTTTGCCGTATCCAGACGGATTTCCCGGAGAAACACCTTTTACTGTAGTTGTAGGCGGCTTTTGTGCCTTTTCAAATGGAATAAAGTATGATTTCTTGCTTTCAAGCAGCTTCCAAACACGTTCTGCCGCCTTTTTTTGGCTCAAATCTGACTTATCAAGCACTTCGACGGCCCATTTCAGCATTGGATTTGTGTCAACTCCGACGCTTTTTGCCGCCATCAAAGCCTCTGGATTGCACGGAACAGGCACTGTTGAGTACTCCATAAGTTCTTGCCAAGTAAAATCGATGCCCATTGGGCGGTTTTTATCGGTTGAAAACGACCAATCAAGGCCTCTGAAACCGACTGAAACGGCATTCATAAAGCCTTTTGCGTACATTTGGCCGACCATATAGCCCATTTCAGATAAATCGCGCGGCGCAAATTGCGCTTTTGACATCAACTTTCCGGAAGCTATTGTTTCGCTAAGGCTCTTTGCAACTGGCGGCTGTGTATAATCGTGCGCCCACAAAATAACCGGATTTTTGCGGTAATTATCCAGTTCCCATCCATCAGCGTCTATGCTGTCGCCCGAACGGTCAATCGTGTTTGTGGATATAACAAAATCCACTGTTAGACCGTTCGCCGTATCTTCGATGGATTTTATTGGGTCAAGATTATAGTATTTTCTGAGCATTGGGTTTTCTGTTTGCAACTTTTTATCTTTTTTGAAATCATCAATTTCAATAAACACTCCTTCACCCCCTTTCGGCGTGCTATCTTTTAATTTATTCATGTTTGCTGTCCCCCTTATTTAACAGATTGTAAATTTCAAGCGCGATTGACTTCGCGGATTCTGGCGTCATTGATACCATGTTCATGGGAGTTAAATATGCTTTACCCGCATCGCCTATGGTGTTTTTGTTTTCCATACGTAAAATATCATTCACAGATAGCCAACCCCATTGACGGCCTATAGCATAAGCAGCATACCGGCTTGTAATATCGCCTCTAAGCAAAGCGTCCATCGAGAATTCAAAAAACCATCCGGCTTTTCTTTGTTTGTCGGTTAAAATTTGCGTGTTTAGCGCTTCTTCCCACCGCTTTGCCCACGGTAACATGGTATAAATCACAAATTCAAGTGACTGCTGCTCAATATTGCTAAAAGTTGCCTTATCAAGGTTTTGAATTAAGTGGAGCGGGACACGGTATATCCGTGCAATCTCTTCCGTTTGAAATTTGCGGCTTTCAAGATACTGCGCGTCTGCCTGGTTGATGGTAAGTTGCTTATATTCCGTGCCGCCCTCGAAAATTGGCGTTTTCCCTACATTCTGCTCCCCTGAGAAGTTTTTATCAAAATCGTTCTTTAATCTGTCGTATGATGTTGGGCTAAGTTCTCCCGGGACTGACATATATCCACTCGGTCTTGCCCCATTTTTAAAGAATTTGTATCCGAAATTCTCATATTGCAAGCCCAGTTTGACGGCTTTTGCGGCGTACCCAATAGGCGTTAACCCGTTTATACCGTCAATACTAAGCCCCGGAATATGTAAAATCTCGTTTCGCGTAAGCGGCTTATCTGTCCCGTCGTTCTGCTTTACATGGTAAATAAGGTTATACGGGGCTTCTTTGTTGCGCTCCATCCTCACCTTGTCTGGAATAATCGGATATAACTGGACGATTTCTCCGGCTGCATTGTACAGCTTCTGCGCATAGGCATTCCCGCCCAAGTTTAGGTTTGTCATCATGCACTCTTTGAATGCGAACGGCGTCATTTCATCGTTCGGCTTATTATGCATCATGTCATAAAGTGTTTCAGACGGTAAGTCTCTTTTATCGCCGTTCGGTTGCCGCTGATATAATTTGATGGGCAGGGACGCAAGCGTTTCCGAAAGCACCCTGACACATGCAAACACTGCTGTATAGGTCATTGCTGTGTCTGCATCGACCGGCCCTTCCGGCAATGTGCTGTCGTCCCCGCGCATCCACGCTTTCAGATAATTGTCAAAGTTCTTTTGCGAGAATGCTATTTTGAATCTGTCTGAAATTTTCAAGTTTTCACCACCTTATGCTTAATGGGACACCAATCAGGGCGTTCAATATTATTGAGTGCAGTTTTTATCTGCTCGGATTTGTACTTTTCAAAAACCATAGCATCAAAAGGCTGAAAGTCCTGATTAATTACAAGGCATCTGCCTTTAACATTAGGGTTTAGTTCACATATTGTAGTTTCTCCATCAATTTTAAAATGCTGGCATCCATTGCATTTCATAATCAACCCCCTAAGAATCTAATTCCGTGCGCTTCGTATGGATTGGAATGTGGCTTGACTACATAGCGGACATGCGCGTTCATCAAACAGGCTGCCGGGTCTATGCGCTCCGTTGAATGCTCTTTGTCCAGCATGATATTTTCATTGCAGTCTGTCCGGGTTACGGCATTTCCCATAGCCCACGCAATAACAGGATTGTTGTCGTGAATCACATTGCCCTTATAGACTTCATCCCGAAAATTCTTCGTTGGATAGCCAAGAGTTAACATGCCTTGCGCAATATCTACCGGCTTATATCCTCTATCTTCAAGGCGCTGTGCTAACCATGTCGCCATTGCGCGGTCATAGCACACCTCGCCTTTAACCCAGTGATTAGCCTCATAGGTTTTGTCAAGGTAATCAAGAATATAATCGTAGTCAACAACAGCTCCCGGCGTTGCGGTAATCCATTTATCATCTTTTGACCATAGGTCATATGATGTTTTATCGTGCTTTCTATGTGTTTCAAGCGTTTCCAGTGGCATAAAAGAATGGCCTTGTATCCCAATTCTACCATCTGGCAACTTTATTTCATGCCCTAAACTGGTAAGGTCAATAGATGCGGATAGGTCAAGGCCGGTAATCACTTCACACCCAGCAGTATTCGGAAACGGATTTTCTTTTGTAGCCCCGCATTTCGCCCATTTGTCCATCTGCATATAGCCGGATTCGCGCTGATTTACCCACACATCCATTGTTTTTGTGAGGAAATCACGCATTTTTTCCGGTTTGTCTTTGGCAACTTGCAATTCGGAGCGTATATTTTCAAGTACTATAGGGTCGTTGTAAATAATTGGGTTTGATTTTCTCCAACAGGATTCGTTATTAATATCATCAACCAAATTCCCGTTTTCGTCTTTATCCAGTTCATAGATAACTGCAAAGTATCTATCATTCTCAACTGGGTTATGAGGGTCAAGGATTTTTGATACATAAGTATATTCTTCCTTATAACAAGGCGAATTCAGATTTACTCCGGCCGTCGTAATGATAATCAGAATTGGCTGCTTGCGGGTTTTCATACCGGATGTCAAAAGGTCATAGTATTCAGACGTTTCATGCTCATGGTATTCATCGATAATTCCGCATTGTGGGTTTGAGCCGGAACCTTTTTCTCGGTCATCCTTTGACAGCCGAATAAATGTTGAACCGCTTTTGGGATGCTCAATCGCGCCGTACCGAGTGACAAACTTGTCTTTCAAAAAATCGCAGCGCTTGTAAATTAGGTTTGCTTCATTCCAGACGTATTTCGTTTGTTCCCGTTTTGTCGCGGCTATGTAGACTTCGGAGCACGGTTCTCCAAATGCGGATTCTTCATAGAGCGCCACCATAGCAAGGTCTTGTGACTTTGCATTTTTCCGTGCCTTTTGAATATAGGCATTACGGAACCGGCGCAAGCCATTATCTTTGCGTACCCATCCGTAAATCTGCCCAAACTCAAATTTTTCTGTAATATGCGGTTCTTTAAATGTTCCCTCAAGCCGCCCTTTGGTATGCTTGAATAAACGCATCCAGTCGAAAAACAGGTTCGCTTTTGATTCGTCGAATATATATGGAAAATCCTCCGTCCCCTGTCTTTCAAGGTCTCGGAGGAATCTCATACAAGCCCAATTGTTTTTTTTGCAGGAAACTATTTTCCCACTGATACAGTCATTGCAATATTCTATAAGTTCATTTGTGAGTTCAGACATTACCAAACTTCCTATCATTCGCAGTCTTTGCCGGTTCCTCCTGCTTCTTCGGCACGTTCTTTACGCGGGCCGTCGGATTGAGGAACATTCTGTCCTCCATTTTTAACAGCATGTCGCGTGAGCGGTTCAAGTTTCCTTCCATGCCGCTAATGGATTTATACATCGTTACCATCTGCCCGGGGTTCTCGCATTTATCGATGTCACTCTCCATGCGTTCAAGCAATATTTCTTCGCTATCAACTTCGGCAGTCAGCAGACAATACCGGTTAATAATGTTTTCGTCAAGACCGTCCACATAGTCAATATCTTTATACAGCTTTTGGAGCTTATAAAACATTTCAAGGGCTACCGGGTTATTTTTCACTTTCTTGTTTGGCTGATAGGGTGAATTCGATTTTAAGGAATCTTCTTTCGCCTTTCTTTCTGCAATTTGTTTTTTAGTTAAATGGGTCTTTCCTTCTAATAAAATCAGTTCTATAGGTTTAGACGGACGTCCTGCCATGTTTTTCAGCTCCTTTCTATCATTTTGAGGGGGCTCCTTAAATCGTTTCATTTAAGGAAGTTTTTAAACAGATGAG